ACAAATGGCTGGTGTTTTAGATTACGCTCCTGCGTTAAACTCAAACTTAAATGTAGATGACACAGGTAACACCTTCGCAGGTGTACTTAATGGTAAATTTAGAGTATATGTAGACCCATATGCTGCTAATGTATCAGCAAGTCAATACTATGTAATCGGTTACAAAGGAACTTCACCTTACGATTCTGGTTTATTCTACTGCCCATATGTTCCACTACAAATGGTGAGAGCAGTTGGTCAGAACAGTTTCCAACCAAAGATTGGATTCAAAACTAGATATGGTATGGTTGCAAATCCTTTCGCAACTAGTGACGGAGATGGCGCATTAGACAACTCTGGTGCAGTTGCTGCTGGTAAACAAAACTTATACTACAGACGAGTTAAAGTTACAAACATTATGTAATTTCGATTCCTCTCGGAAAATTAAAAAGGGGCTTCGGCCCCTTTTTTTTAGCCTCTTTTTTCTATTATAAATAGTAGTATGACAACAACAAATATAATCAATAGAGAACCATCTAAAAGAGATTATGCAAGTCCTGTACAGTTTAGATTCAAAATGACTAAACTACCATTAGTTGAATTTTTTATACAGAGTGCTAATCTACCAGGCATATCTTTAGGTTCAGCACAACAAAATACACCTTTATATGATATACCAATACCAGGTGATAAAATTTCATATTCTTCTCTAGATTTATCATTTATTGTTGATGAAAATTTAAATAACTATAAAGAAATACATGACTGGTTATTAGGTTTAGGTTTTCCTAATAATCATACACAGTTTGCTGATTTACAAACAACTGGATCAGATAGATTTCCTGGTTCTACAAAAGATACAGCGACTGTTGGTAGACAACCTAGAGCTCCTCTTGCTGAAGGCGGCATATATTCAGACGCTACACTAACAGTTTTGAGTAGTAAAAATATAGCAAAGACGGAAATAAGATTTCAAAATGTTTATCCTACATCTCTATCTAGTTTAAGTTATGATGTAAGACAAACAGATATTGATTACATACAAGCTAATGTAAGTTTTCAATATATGAATTATGATATAGTACAAATATCTACTACATAGTAGTAAAAATATAGGATGATATATAATGACAAAAGCATTTTGCTTTGGTAACGGCAACTCTCGTAAAGGTCTAAATCTAGACTATTTTAAAAAATATGGCACAGTAATAGGTTGTAATGCAGTCTATCGTGATTTTACACCAGACATTGTTGTAGGATTAGATTCAAGAATAGGTCATGAAATATATCGTTCAGGATATGCACACAAACACACTTGTTATTTAGGATATTGGACCCCTGTGCCAATATTTGTTGCCAAAGAAATGTTAAAAACTATGGCAGACAAAACTGACATAGATTGGAATGATAGTGAACAGGTAGTATATCACGGCGCCGATGGAGTATTCACACTTACGAAAGGTCATAATTTAGGTATAACTTATATTACAGGCGTTAAACATCCAGACAAAGTAATAGATATAGAACCAGATGTAGATGGCTTTGCATATGCAACAGGCTCAAGAAGCATTCATCTTGCGTGTGAGTTAGGTGCCAAAGAAGTTTACATTATTGGTCATGACTTATATAGTTTAAACGATAAAATAAATAATGTATATGCTGGCACAAATTGTTACGCTGATAAAAACGCTGATTATGCAAGACCTAATAATCCTGATGAAACATTTAACTGGATACTTCAACATAAAAATACATTTAATAAATTTAAAGATATTCAATTCTATAAAGTTAATCTTAATAAAATTGGTACATCATCAATAGATTGTGAAGTAGATGAGTGGAAAGACTGTGATAATTTGTCCTATATAACACATAAAGAAATGGCGAAAAGCCTTGACAAAATAACCAAAAGGTGATATAATATCCGTATGACATTAGAGGAATTACAACAACAAGTAGATAAAGATTTTAAACTTGATGATACAGAGTTAGATACTGAATCAACTAAAATACCTTTACTACATAACAAATATTTACAACATTATAATAAGTTTTCTTTATTGCTAAAAAAGGCAGAATACGAACACAAAACAATGCAAAGACAAAAATGGGAATACTACACTGGTAAAGCAGATCCTAGTGTTTACAAAGAAAAACCATTTGATCTAAAAGTATTAAAAGCAGATGTTCATATTTACATGGATTCAGATGATGAGTTACAAAAGGCAGATCAAAAGGCTGCATATTTAAAACAAGTGGTTACTTATTTAGAACAAGTTTTAAGAAGTATAAACAATAGAACATTCTTAATTAAAAACGCAATAGAATGGAAGAAGTTTACAAGTGGAGCAATCTAGTTATCCTGCTTGTATAGGCCTATCAAAGATAGGCAAGTTTGGAAGAGTTTATGAGTTGTGGAATAACATGACAAGTTGTCCTACACCATGGTACATGAGACTAATCCCTATGAAGTTTATTAAATGGGATAGAAAAGGGAGTTATATCTTTTATGGAACATCAACAAATATTCGCAACTAATATATTTTTATTAGATCATTTTATACCAATGTCAACTGAGCAAGAAAGGTCAATCATGCTCAATATGAAAAACTATATTAGTGATCTATGGAAAGAAAGAGATTATGATAATAACTGGCAAACAAAGTCAGCAGATTTACATAAGAAAAAAGAGTTTGAACACTTTTCAAAATTAATCGTAAAGACAGGTAAAGATATCTGCGATACTTTAGGATATGATGTTGAAGATTTAATTATTACAGATATGTGGGCAAATGTTCTTAAACATAATGAACATCATCCTGTTCACACACATTCAAATAATTTTTTAAGTGGCACTTATTATTTACAATCAGATCAAGGTGCAAGTATAGTATTTCACGATCCTAGACCTGCAGCTGATGTAATAGTGCCAAGAAAGAAAGAAAAAAATACTTACAATTCTAGTTTATTAAGTTATGCGTCTAGAACAAATAGAGCAATATTTTTCCCTGCGTGGTTGCCACATTGGGTGCAACAAAATAAGTCTAATAATAAACGCATAAGTATAGCATGGAATATGCAAGTCAAAGGACAAGTAGGAGAGCATCATGAGTTCCAATCAGCAAATTTCTGATTACATATATTATTATCCGCAAGTATTAGGCCCTGCCGCTTGTGATAATCTAATCGCACACTATAATAAAGATACTTTTATGAGGTGGAAAACTTCTACCTTTTCAACTAATACTAAAAATCTAGGAACATCTAAAGTTGAGATGAAAGAGTTTTGGATAGGTCCAAGTATGTTTGGTTATCCAACAATAAAACAAGGATTTGAAACAGCAGTAAATGATTATACTAAAGCACATAATAAAATAAAAATACAAGAATACACACATTTTAGAATCAACTGTTATGAAACAGGTGGTTTTATGAAAGAACATATAGATAATATTCATCATAGTCATGGACAAAAACAAGGCTATCCACATCTAACATCATTGATATTTTTGAATGATGATTATGAAGGTGGAGAGTTTACATTATGTGGCGAAAATCTAGACAAAGACAAAGGTTCTGCTGTTGTCTTTCCTTCAAACTTTATGTTTCCTCATGAAGTTAAAAAAGTAACTAGTGGCGTTCGCTATAGCATAATGACATGGATACTCTAATAGTTGAAAAGAAAAACGAAGTCTATATAACTGTTGATTGTGATCCAAACATTCAACGAGAGTTATCAGAGTTCTTTACATTCTATGTACCAGGCTATAAATTTATGCCTGCGTTTCGTAATCGTATGTGGGATGGAAAGATAAGATTATACTCACAGAAAACAAAAGAAATATATTTTGGTTTATATCCATACATTAGAGCATTTGCCGAAGAACGAGATTATCAAATCGTAACTGGCAAAGATGTAGAGATAGAAAACAAAGTAAATAAAGATATTGTTACAAAGTTTTCTAATAGTCTAGGTCAAAGTTTTGAAGCCAGAGATTATCAAATAGACGCAATATATCATAGTCTTAAATAC